AGTTTTGCCAGTAGAAGACTCCCCAGCAATGGCAGTAATCTTATTCCCAGATACACCACCAAATATACTACCTGAAACCAATGCGTTAAAAATGTACGAACCTGTGTCCACATAAGTTTCAGTTTCATCAATGTCAGCCGCAAGTTTGGTGTAATCATCACCAATTTCTTTTACAATATCTTTTAAAAAATCCATTATACAAAAAAGTCCTCTAAGGTGTTAGTTTTTTCTACAGACCAACCAATTGCATCAAGAATTGATTTTAGTGGCTCAACAAAACTCTTTTCAAATTGTAAGTCATAGTCAATGTATTTGTCAAGACCAATTTCTCTAGGAAAGTCTGAAATGAATGATATGATATTCTCATGAATAATGTTTGGTTTTTTCAAGTATAAAAACTTTATCTTTTCACCATTATTAATCAATGAATACTTATTTGTCAGTTTATTCTCCTTAATATAATAATTAAAAAGAAGTGCTCCTCTTACATGAATTGGAGTTCCCTTCATGTAAATATTAGAGTTTGATTGATACTTCTTTACGTCTGAGGCAGTTCTTGGAAATGCAATTTCTTCTGGTGATAGATTTTTAAACTCTCTTCTACACTTATTAATAAAATCAATTACATCATCTTCATTACCTCTCATCATCAACTTTAGACCATCCTTAATCATTTTACGACAAGGTGCTGGTGTTGAAGATTTAACTGCTTCAATTCCCATAATTTTAAGTTTGGGATCTTCATAACGAACACCCTCACTATCCCAAACATTTAGGATGTATCTTTTCTTAGCAGTCCATATACCACGCTCTGCAATATTTTCACGCTTCATTTGCATTTTTTGCTCATATGCATTGACATACGACGCAAGTTCCTGATAACAGGTTTCGATATATGGTTCAAATTGTTCTTGGCATATCTTATCCAAGAGCGAAACAATCTTACCCGTATCATCAGACTTATCAGCAAAATATTTATCAACAAGAGGTCCAAGATTAAGATAAATTGAATCGGTGTCAGATGCGATAACATAATCAACATCTACTGTTTTTAAAATCTTATTTAGAAACTGATTCATCTTATTCTCAATCCATCGAATTGAGACTTGTCCAGAAAGAGTAATTGCTTCTGCATTTGCAAGTTTATAATATCTGAAATAATTATTTCCAATGGCACCATAAGCAGAATTAAGTTGAATCTTCCGTGCCATTTGGATGTTATTATATCTGGATATTTCCTTTTCTTTAATTTCCCTCATCTTAACTAATTCTTTATCTGAGAGATTGCTATATTTACTTTTACCAGATGCTTTAATATCTTTTTGATGCTCTTCTTTGTTTCCTCCAATTAAATATCCCATTACAAAATGCCCCTCCTTTTCATTTCCTCTTCAATATCAACTAATTCCTGCTTAGATGTAAGCATTTTTTTCTTATAAACTTTCCGGTCTTTGTATATTCTATCCATGAGTTCTGGAAGAAATCCCCTCACATCCTTTTTATACATTGCCCCATTTGCACACACAGCATAATCTTTATACATTTCAAAAGTAATACTTTCATCAAGTATCTTTTCAACTGTTACACTAGGATGCCTTTCATCTAAAAGAGTTTCGGGACTTATATTGTACTGCATAATCAAATGAGGATAAAGACTATTCAAGTCAAAACTTACAACCCATTCATATTTTCCCGGAATCGGTTCTTTCACATAAGCACCAGCATATTTTGAATCTTTATCCAGTCTTTCTTTTGGTGGAATTACAATTTTCCTCTTCTTAAGATAATTGAAGATAATTGTATCCCACATTCTCACCTGAGAAAAAACATCCCCATAGTTTGCCTTAGCATCATATGCCATTGTAATAGCTAGATCAATCAACTTCATTTTATCTTCCAGTCGATCGACAAGCTCTACGTCAATGATGTTGTATTCTACAAACTTTTGCCACCCATTAGTATAAAAATCTTTAAATGTATCAAACTCAGAGTGATCGAGTTTTTTCTGCCCCAATTCAACATCTGCAATATGATCCAATCGATAGGATTCTCTATTTACGTAGGTAAACTTTTTATAAAGGTTAAGATAATCCAACTGAGTAATGCCACCAACATCATAAGATATTTGCTTTCTACCAGAAATATAGACTTCACTTTCAGTTACAAGTCCCCAAGGAGATATTCTTTTCATCAATTTCTCACCAAGAACCCTATCAATTCGCCTCACAAGATAAGGAATATCATATAATTCAATATTCCATCCAGTCACTACCTCTGGAATATTATCTTCAACCATCCACCAATGAATGAAATCATTCAATAAATCTCTCTCAGTATCAAACTGTTTGTATATAACATTGTCCTGCTTATTATCAAATGGACCTAATCCCCATGTCCTTATTTGCTTTGTCGCATAATCTTGAATTGTAATTAGAAGCACCTCTTCAGATGCAGATTCTGGATCGGGGAATCCATTTTCTGAAGCAACCTCAATATCCAAAGTTGTCAGTTTGATTTTGTTAATGTCAAACTTTATTTCATCCTCACGATAGTTTTCAGAAATATATTGATAAATGTATGCAGTATTTCCATAGATTTTAAAGTTTTCTACTCCATCATACCTTTTAACAAACTCTCTACATTCCCTAACAGTTCCAGGTTTAATTGGTTCGACATAATCACCGGAGAGGGTTTTAAACTTCGTTTCTTTACTTGAAGGCACAAAAAGAGTCGGATAAAACTTCTCACGGGTCATGAAATGCTTACCATTTTCATAACCTCTAACCAAGAAGTGGTCTCCGACCATCTGGACATTTGTATAAAATTTCATTAGGAAGTCAATTCAAGATATTTTTCAATAATTTCAGGTTTTGGATCTACAATCGTAAGAATACTGTCTGAGTGTATCATCATTTCTCTTTGATTCGTTACCTCAGGCCAGGGTTTCAGATTTTCTTCAGCATCAATTTGATAAGGATTGATTAGTTTACAATCTGGCTCACCAAGTTCAGATCCAACTTCAATAATCTCAGTAATGATTACATTGTCAACTTTAAGAAGAAGACACTTTACCGTTTTTTCCATTTACTCTTTCCTCATACATTTCTATAATTGCCTTAATAGGCTCTACAACAGTGACTACCCAGTCCAAACTGACTGGTATTTGCTCATCATTGGACAAAAGTATCCATGGCGTCATTGATACTTGAAGATCAGCAGATGCACTCACATCACAATCCTCAGTAAGTAAGATTGACTTACTTACATCAATCTTGAATGGTTTTGTGAAGAGATAACCACAGACCTTATCATCAGAAACCAATTCTTTAATATCAGAAATTAAAGTTTCTCCAGTTTTCAGTAGTGCAATTTTTGTGCTCATTTCATCCAATTTCCTAAACTTAGTATAGCAATAAAAAAGGGAGATGTCAATGGATTTTGCCATTGATCTCCCGTGGCGACGATATTTGGGATAACCCAAAAATATTTAGAGATAATCTTTTCTCTTATGTTTTTCTGGGACAACTTTTCCAAGAACAATTCTCAAAAGCCCATCCTCAAAATCAACTGATCTAACTTCCGTATCTTCAGAGAGTGTCCAAGAACGTGTAAATGACCGTTGAGCCAGACCTTTGTGCAAATAGTTATCTTTTTCTTCTTTATCTTCTTTCTGACCTTCCACAATGAGTTTACCATCTTGTGTGTAGACATTTACTTCCTTTCTTTTAAATCCTGCTAAAGCAAGTTCTAGACGAGACTCCACATCGCTCACATGAACAAGGTTGTATGGTGGATAATTCGATTGTGTCTCATGAAGATTAAATAAACGATTCAAATATTCATCCATCCCAATACTATTGCGTGTGATTCTATCCATCAGTTGTGGAAGATCTGCAGAAGTATATCGTGTTAGATTAGTCATTTTGACATCTCCTTTTTAAGCGAGGTTTGATTGTGTGGACCCTTTCGGCATCCACTAATAATTATATAAGAAACATAAAAAATTGGGGATGTTGATATCCCCACATTTTTATTCGGTTTCCTCAACCTTTTTCTTTTTTGCGCCAATATTATATTTTGTTTCCAAAATCCAATCTTGCTTATCTTTATAAGCCAAGACTTTAATCTGATTTAATGGGGCAATATTTTCAATTTTACTAACATCAACAATCTCAATCAGTCCCCAATCAGCAAGAAGTTGAGCAATACGATTTCTGCGCTGAACATCATTTACTGTGAGATTAGCATGTTTACCATCCAAAGCGAAAAGTTCTTTGAAATGAACTAAAAAATAACGACCTTGCTTATGAAGAATATGGCACGATTGATAGAGTTTTTTCTCCTTTCTTGATGCAACTCCAATGCGAGTTAAAGTTTCTCGCACTTTCAGAAAATCATCAGGTTCATGAAGAATAACTTCAACCATTTGGTCTGTTGACCACTTCACTTCAGGTTCTTGAACGACGCTCATTTTGATCCTCCAGTATCAAGTTTCGATTTAATAAAGTTAAGTTGTTCTTTGGTAAGAATCCTCAAAGCTTGTTTTGCCTTTTCATTACTATAACCATAATAACGTTTGACATAATCAAGATCTTTGATTTTATCTTGTCGGATCCAGGGAGAATATCTCTTCTTTTTCCTCACAATATTTATAAGAAAATCATATTGCATTTTCTTAGGTAAGAAATGATATTGATTCATTTCATTAGAATACATAATAGAATCAATGTGCCCTGAGAAACACCGATTAATAACATAAGGAGGATATTCCTTCTCAAGTGAAGGGTCTTCGTCAATTAGATTCTGTTTCGTCTGATTGATCGAGTTTAACCAGTCCTTCAATTCCATAATTAAATAGCAGCAATTCTTTTCTTTGTTTTTGTTCTCGCATATATTCACCAACCGACCTCATTGTATATGTAAGGTCAAACTCAGCAGCATTCCAATTCTTAAAACGGTCTTTTACCAATTGGTCCGAGTTGTAACTAATAAGTTGGTCCATATTACAAGCATCACAATCAGTAGCAAACTTATCATGATCAAATCCTTTATGCATTGATCCCTTACGTCCATAAAGATTATCCTTAATATCATAAGGAGGATCGAGATACATAAAAGCACCCATTTTTCCGTCCATCAGATAATCATAGGAATAATTCGTTATGCGCCACTTCTCAATCAGTTTAGAATACTCTGGAAGTTTTTCAATTCCTCTCATAGAGAAATTAGAATTAGATGCTTGCTCTGAAAATGAAGAACTCTCCGTGAGACCACTGAAACTGCACTTATTGACAATATAAAACGCACATGCCCGCTCTAAACTATTCTGATGGAAGTCGTTAATGGCAATTTTTGCATCACCAAAAAGTATTCTTGCTTTATCTGGAGTGCTATTTGAGGATTTAAGATTGGTAAGAATATCTTTCATCTCATTACCAAACATCTGGAGTTGCTGCCAAAAGTTTACCAATGGTTCGTATAAATCATTAACCCAAATATCTAAATTGGGATACTTTTTGGTGATATGAATTGCAACACTTCCACCACCAAGAAATGGTTCTCGAAACTCATCATAGTTGCGAAGATCTGGAAAATAGGGATCCATCTTGACGCAAGCACGGGACTTGCCCCCAGGGTATCTCAAGGGTGTTTTAAGAGACTTCATAATCAGCTTTGTGATACTTCAAATACTCAAAAAATGTGAGTTTCATTTCCTTCTGCGTCATACCACAATGTTTTGCGGCAGCAGGAAGAGTCATTTTAGCACGAAAGAGACCTTCATTTGCCTCTTTCACATTCTCAGGAGTTGTCTTGACTGGCATCTCCTTTAAAGATTTGTAATCAATCTTATAAAAACTCATCGGAATTCACACTCCACCATAATTTCGGTCAAACATGCCAACATGTTTATTTCATGGTCTGCTACAAAAGCAGATTGATATTGATACTTTGCAATTACTAAAACAGCAGCAGGAATACTCCTATTTTCCAGTGAAGAATATAAAGAATCATAAATTAAACGAAATAGTGATGTGACATCATTATCCAAATTGGAAACAACCCACTTTCTCACTTCAGCAAAGTTTTTTTCTTTCATACTGTTTATCAAAGCACCTATTGCAACATCCGAAAAGGACGCCAAAATACCAGAATCAATTTTTCCTCCAGTTGCATACCTCTGACACTCATTTAAAACTCTTCTGAAATCTGGAAAGTGCTTTGAAATAATTTCAACAAGTACTTTTTGGTCGTATTCAATTCTCTCTTCATCCAAAATAGTTTGGAGTCTCTTGAAGAATGATCCTGCAAGTTGTGCTTTTTGCTTCCCCTTAATGTTAAAATCGATAACAGCACATCGGGAATGGAGGGGTTCGATAATTTTGTTTTTGTAGTTACAAGTGAAGATGAATCGGCAGTTGTTATAAAATGTCTCAATATTCGCCCGTAATAGGAGTTGAACGTCTGAGGTTGTGTTATCACTCTCATCCACAATAATGACTTTGTGTTTAGAAGATCCCGTAAGTGATACGGTAGAAGCAAAGTTCTTTGCTTGGTTTCGTACAGTATCCAAAAAACGTCCTTCGTCGGATCCGTTGATG